AGGATGCTCAAATACAGTATAGGGATATGCTTAAAAAACAAATGGAGCAAAGAAATAAAAGACAGAAACAAAATGAACAGAGAGTAAAAGCTACAAAAATGCCAGCAACACCTGCTACACAAAAAACTGTACCTACACGTACTCCACGAAAGCCTCAAGTAGACCCAAAAGCAAGAACACCACAGAAAAAAAGACCTACAGGAACTCCTAGAGTACCACAAGCACAACCTACACCGAGAGTACCACAAGCACAACCTACACCGAGAGCACCTACACCTAGAAGAAGAAGATTTAGATTTAGAGGAAGAAGATAACGTAATGTCAAACATTATTGAAACAAACTTTGGAACACTAATCAACCCTGCAAGAGTAGCACAAGGTAGTGCTTCTAGTATTGTAAAGAAAGGTGCGTTCTATATATTCTCACTTAGACTAAGTAGTGAGGACATTAGAGAGTATTCATTTACAGATAGAACTAGAGCAGAGAAGATGAGAAAGATTTTAATAAGCCATTTAGAACAAAGCATAAAATTAAAGAAAGTAAATAGTTAATGAATTTAATACAACTACAAGATGAGATAGCTAATGATGAAGGTGTAGTGTATGAAACATACCACTGTTCCCTAGGACATTTAACCGGAGGTATAGGACATCTTATTACTGAATGGGATGAAGAGTTTTATGAAAAGCCTATAGGAACTAGAGTACCAAATGAACAAGTTAATGATTGGTTTGAGAAAGATATAAAAGTTACAATAAGTGATTGTAAGATTCTATTTGATAACTTTGATAATCTACCAAAAGAAGCACAACTAGTCATAGCAAATATGTGTTTTCAATTAGGCAGACCAAGACTATCTAAATTTAAGAATTTTATTGCTGCAGTTAAAGATGAAGATTGGCAACGTGCAGGAGATGAGATGCAAGACAGTAGATGGTATAAGCAAACAACTAACAGAGCAGATAGGCTTATAGCACGTATTACTAAATTAGGAGTACCAGTGTAATGTCCGCAGCAGATAACAAAATGATTACTGCTCTATCTAAGATGTATCCAAAGCTTAGTAAAGCTCAAATCACTTCTTTTGTAAAGAAGAAGAAAAAGCCTATAACTATAGCTAGTATTACAAAAGTTAAGGTTGGTATAGTACCTGTGAAGAAAAAAACAAAGAAGAAGAAATCATAATGGCAAAAGAATTAACAGAAAAGCAACAGAAGTTTTTAGATGTACTGTTTGATGAGGCAAATGGGGATGTTACACAGGCGAAGCTACTTGCAGGCTATGCACCTACCAGTTCTACGTCAGACATCGTCAGAGGCATCAAGGAGGAGGTTCTAGAGGCTACTCAGATGTTCATGGCACGTAATGCTCCTAGAGCAGCTGTTGCAATGGTTAGTGGAATCAACGACCCTACAGAGTTAGGTATGAGAGAAAAGATGACCGCAGCAAAAGAATTACTTGATAGAACAGGCTTAGTGAAGACAGAGAAGATGCAAGTAGAGTCTACAGGTGGTGTCATGCTTATGCCAGTCAAGAATGTACAAGCAGAAGATGAATAACAGAAGTATAGGAACTTGGGAATTACCCCAACCAACAGATTTAAAAGAAGATGACGAGTGGATTAGAATACCACGCATAGCTAGAACAGTACCTTTTGGTTACATACAAGATGAGAAAGACCCTGAGACACTTAATCCTATAAAAGACGAACTAGATAAATTAGAAATGGCTAGAAAGTATGTGAAGCAGTATTCTTATCGTCAAGTAGCTAATTGGCTATCAAAACAAACAGATAGATATATTTCACATGTAGGACTCAGAAAAAGGTTACAGAATGAAAAAAGACGTAAGAACCAAGCTAGAAGCCTACGCAAGTGGGCAGAGTATGCAGAAGCGGCGATCTCCAAGGCGAAAGAAATTGAGCAAGAAAGAACTGGTGCAAAAGCCTACTCTTGAGTCTAAAGTCCAAGAAGTTGAACGTATAACAGAAATACCTATTGAGCAGAAGCACAATGTTATATTTAGACCAAATGAAGGACCTCAGACAGAGTTTTTAGCAGCAGGTGAAAGAGAAGTACTATATGGTGGTTCAGCAGGTGGTGGCAAGAGTTATGCCATGTTAGCAGACCCATTGAGATATATGAGTCACCCATCATTTAGTGGACTACTACTAAGACACACAACAGAAGAATTAAGAGAATTGATATTTAAGTCTCAGGAAATATATCCTAAGATTATTCCGGGAATTAAATGGTCAGAAAGAAAAATGCAGTGGGTTGCACCATCAGGTGCGAGGTTGTGGATGTCTTATTTAGATAGAGATGACGATGTATTAAGATATCAAGGTTTAGCATTTAGTTGGATAGGTTTTGATGAGTTAACACAGTGGGCAACACCATACGCATGGAATTATATGCGTTCTAGATTGAGGTCAGTAGCAAAGGACTTACCAATATTTATGAGAGCAACAACAAACCCGGGAGGTAGAGGTCATCACTGGGTTAAAAAAATGTTTATAGACCCTGCTCCATACGGAAACTCATTTGATGCTACAGATATTGAAACAACAGAAGTGCTTAAATACCCATCAGGACATGCAAAGGCTGGTAAAGCTTTATTTAAAAGGAGATTTATCCCCGCAAGATTATCTGACAATCCTTACCTTGCAGAACAAGGGGATTACGAGGCAATGTTATTATCGCTACCTGAACAACAAAGAAGGCAATTACTTGATGGCGATTGGGATATTAAGGAAGGCGCTGCTTTTACTGAGTTTGATAGGAATATCCATGTTGTTGAGCCTTTTGATGTACCTCATAATTGGGTTAAGTTTAGAGCATGTGATTATGGTTATGGTAGTAAGTCTGGTGTTCTTTGGTTTGCTGTATCACCATCTGAACAAATCATTGTCTACAGAGAGCTTTACGTTAGCAAAGTCCTTGCAACAGATTTGGCAGATATAATATTAGACTTAGAAGATGGAGATGGTGGCATAAGATACGGAGTACTAGATAGCTCTTTATGGCACAAGAGAGGAGATACTGGTCCTTCTCTAGCAGAACAAATGATTATGAGGGGATGTCGTTGGAGACCTTCAGATAGAAGTAAAGGTAGTCGTGTAGCAGGTAAAAACGAGATACATAGACGTTTGCAAGTAGATGAATTTACAGAAGAACCAAGACTTGTGTTTTTTAATACATGTGTAAATACCACATCACAATTACCATCTATACCTCTAGATAAAAGAAACCCAGAGGATGTAGACACTTTAGCTGAAGATCACTTGTATGATGCATTAAGATATGGTATAATGTCAAGACCAAGATTTAGTTTGTTTGATTATGACCCACGAGGTGTGCCAACACACTCTATGCCGGTAGCAGATGCTACATTTGGATATTAAGGATATAACATGGATGAAAATGATGAAATAATAGTAGATAATGAAGCAATATCTTTAGAAGATTCTAAAGACACTACTATTACAGATGTTAATACTACCAACATAATACCTTTTGTGATGGAGAGATACCATCGTGCAGAAGATTATAGAGAACAAGATGAGCAGAGATGGTTGAGAGCCTACAGAAACTATAGAGGTTTATATGGTTCTGATGTTCAGTTTACAGAAGCTGAAAAATCTCGTGTGTTTATTAAAGTAACTAAAACTAAAACATTAGCAGCCTATGGACAGATTGTTGATGTTTTATTTGCTAACAATAGATTTCCGTTGAGTGTAGACCCTACGGAACTACCAGAAGGAGTAGTTAAAGATGTTAGTTTTGATCCTAAAGAGCCTAAAGAGTTGCGTGGAAGCACTAGTTTATCATCCTCACCTTATGGGTTTAAGGGAGATGGTAAAGAACTTCCTAAAGGTGCAACTGCCAAGAGTTTGCAAGAAATGCTTGGTCCTCTACAAGAAAAGCTTAAAGATATTGACAACCTTAAAGAAGAAGTTGGTAAAACTCCTTCAGCGATTACTTTCAGCCCTGCGTTGGTTGCGGCAAAAAATATGGAAAAGAAAATCCACGACCAATTAGAAGAATCAGGTGCAAGTAAACACTTACGTAGTACAGCATTTGAGATGGCTTTATTTGGTACAGGTGTTATGAAAGGTCCTTTTGCTATAGACAAAGAGTATCCTAATTGGGATGAAGAGGGTGAATATGACCCAACACTTAAAACTGTACCTCAAGTATCTCATGTATCTGTTTGGAACTTTTATCCAGACCCTGACGCAAACAATATGGATGAAGCACAGTTTGTGATTGAGAGACATAAGATGTCACGTTCTCAACTACGAGCCTTAAAGAAGAGACCACATTTTAGAAGTGAGGTCATAGAATCTGCTATAGCAGAAGGTGAGAACTACACAAAAGAATCATGGGAAGATGATTTATCTGATTATGCACCTGAACATGGTGTAGAAAGATATGAAGTTCTTGAGTATTGGGGTATGTGTGATACTGAAATGTTAGCAGAACAAGAAGTAGAAATACCTAAAGAATTAGAAAAGCTAGATGAGTTGCAAGTTAATGTATGGATATGCAATGGTAAATTAATAAGAATGGTTCTTAATCCTTTCAAACCGTCTACAATACCATACATGGCTGCACCATATGAGTTGAATCCTTATTCATTCTTTGGTGTTGGTATAGCTGAAAACATGGATGATACGCAGACACTTATGAATGGTTTTATGAGAATGTCTGTAGACAACGCAGTATTATCAGGTAATTTACTTATAGAGGTAGATGAAACTAACTTAGTTCCGGGACAAGATTTATCTGTGTATCCGGGAAAAGTGTTTAGAAGACAAGGTGGTGCTCCGGGTCAAGCAATATTTGGCACGAAGTTTCCTAATGTTTCACAAGAGAACTTACAGCTATTTGATAAAGCTAGACAACTTGCTGATGAAAGCACCGGACTACCTTCATTCTCTCATGGACAAACAGGTGTATCAGGTGTAGGTAGAACTGCTAGTGGTATATCAATGTTAATGAACGCAGCAAGTGGTAGTATAAAAACTGTTATTAAGAATGTAGATGATTATTTACTTAAACCTTTAGGTGAAGGATTATTTAGATTTAATATGCAGTTTGACTTTGATAAAAGCTTGAAGGGTGATTTAGAAGTTAAGGCTAGAGGTACGGAAAGCTTAATGGCTAATGAAGTACGTAGTCAGAGACTTATGCAGTTTTTACAGGTTGCATCTAATCCAGCTCTTGCACCTTTTGCTAAATTTCAATATGTTATTAGGGAGATTGCAAAATCAATGGACTTAGACCCTGATAAGGTTACAAATAATATGGATGAGGCTGCACTACAAGCAGAACTTATGAAACAATTCCAAGGACCCCCAGCCAATCAACAACAGCCACCCGCAGGAGCAGACCCTATGGACCCCACAGGGGCAGGTGGTGGAACTATTGGAACTGGAGTAGCACCAACTCCGGGTGAGCAAGGATTTACAGGAACACCTCAAGATGGACAACAACAAGCAGCAAATACTCAGCAACCTCAAGCCGATGGTCAGCAATCTCAAGCTACTGAACAGCTTCAATGATTACGTTGATTATCTAATAAGTCAGCAACATAAGTTGTTAGAACAAACAGACGATACTATTATAATGCATAGAGCACAAGGTGCTGTAACATTATTACGCAGACTAAAGAAACTTAGGGATGAAGTAAACTCAAACAATGGCTGATTTAAATGAACAGATGAATGAGATGCTAGGCAGTAGCTATAGTGATGATACTACAACAAAAATGCCTTCAGGCTTTGAGAAGGTACAACGTAAGTTACGTGCAGCAGATAGAGGCGATGGAGAAGTCTTTGTTGACAAAGAAGATGCTGATGAAAAGATAACTTCTACAGCAAGAGGTATTGGAGTAGGTACGGCAGCTATACCATCTGACTTAGTTAGTGGTGCTAAAGCAGCAACAGAGTTTATAAG